AATGTAGCAGGAACCGATGGGATAGGTAAGACTACCTTCGCATCTAATGCACCCCGGCCTGTGTACATCAAGACAGAAGAGGGTACTAACTTTTTAGATGTATCGTCTTTCCCATTATGCAAGTCATACGATGACATTGTTAAACAATTACAAACTCTCTATGAAGAGAAACATGATTACAAAACTGTGGTGTTTGATACCACTGACTGGGCTGAGAAGCTTGTGCAACAAAAAGTTTGCGACATGCATTCAGTGAAGTCTATTGAGGCATTAGGTTTTGGTAAAGGTTACACAGAGTCCGCTGAGTTATACAGACGGATTCTTAAAATGTTTGATTTGTTACTAGAGAAAAAGATCAATGTGATCTTGCTCTCCCATGTAGCGATCAGAACTTTCAATGATCCAGAGCGTGAGCCCTATGATCGTTGGGAAATGAGTCTGCACAAGAAGGTATCATCGATGATCCGGGAATGGGTAGACTTTAACTTGTTTGCAAACTACGAGGTATCAACTCGTACTAGTGGACAGGGGTTTAAGGAAGCAACTAGAGCTGTGTCATATGGCAAGCGAAAGTTGTTTCATAAATATAACGCAGCTTTTGATGCGAAAAGTCGAGTTGACCTGGGGAATGCCCCATTAGATCTTGACTGGAATGCATTCATAACTGCTTTCAAAGAGTCTTTAAAATCTAAAATGAAGGAGAAAGAAAATGTCGGATGATTTATTTAATCTAAACTTAACTGATGTCGAGGAAGACAGCGGTTCAATTGGGCCTATGCCAGCTGGTGACTATGAAATGATAGCAGCGTCATGGGAAAGTAAAAATAGTAAAGCCACAAACCATAAGATGCTGAGTGTAACTTATGAAGTTGTGGGACCGAAGTATTCAGGTAGAAAGGTTTGGGAAAACTTTATGCTTGAAGGCAACGGACTAAATGTCTCTAAAGGAAAGCTTCGTAACTGGAGAAAAGCCATGGGCTTAGATCCTGATATGGAAGCTTTTGGTTTGGAGGATCTTGAAAGCATGATGAATGTCCCTTTTAATGCCAACCTCCGAGTGGAAGAAGGCAGAGATAAGGGTGACGGTACGAAGTGGGAAGACAAGAATGTGATCGCTAAGTTTTTAGCTGGCGGTTCGTCTGCGGTGTCTTCTCCTTCCCCGGCTCCAGCACCTAGTGCTGCTTCGAAAGAAGAAGATCCTTTTGACTGGGATAAGTAATTGATTTCCATCACAGAACTGCAACAGGTCGACCTATTAAAAGGAGAGAGTGGTTCTGTTGATGGGATGACCGAGCGAGTAACTAAAGCTATGAATGACCTGGACTTTGCTTTGGTTACTCCTCGCCTTTTTATTATAACTAAACTGGGAATAATATTCCCATCTTTTTTGGAGAAAAGATATGACGATAAATACCAGAGAGGCCAAAGCTCTCGTTAATGTAATGGAGTCTTTATTAGATTCACTCGATAAAAACTTTGATAGTTTGCCAAACGATACAGATCAAAAAGTAAAAGATGCTAAACTAACTTTATTAAACGTGGATACAAGAAATGAAAGACATAGACAATTCATTAGAATTTTTGGATAAACCAACCCGTGACAAAGTCATGGAAGACATGCAAATATGCATAGACGATTGGTCTAGACAAGACTTAGATACCAGAGCAGCTGTAGTTACTCTTGTAAGATTTTCTGTTGAGCTAGCATTTAAATTTTCACACACACCAAGTGATGCTATGCAATTACTATCCACTATAGTAATGGACAACCTAGATAATTACGAGAAAGAAGAGTTGATACAGCTTTTGACACAACCCAGTGATCAAAAGGCAACCATTCATTGAAACTAAGATACTACCAACGCGATGCAATAGACGCTCTTCACCATTGGTTTGATACCAAGCCAGTGAATGAGCCAGCATTGATCTGCCTGCCAACAGCGGCTGGTAAGACCATTATATTTTCACACTTTATTAAAGAAGTTTTTGATAAGAATCCTCATGCGAGAGTTCTTATCATGGCTCATAGGAAAGAGTTGGTCTCTCAAGCTGAGAGCAAACTTAAATCTGTTTGGGCCGAGGCACCAGTCGGTGTACTTGCAGCCGGGATGAAGCGATTCGAACACGATGCACAGATCCTAGTCGCTAGTCGCGATACCATAGCATCGCCCAAAAGATTAGAGAAGGTTGGCAAGTTTGATTACATGATCATAGACGAGGCACACAACGTTGCGCCTAGCTCTATGACTCGATACAAGAAGATCATTGACACCTTATCAGAGCGTCAGCCCATGAAGGTGATGGGTTGTACTGCCACGCCTTATCGCATGGGCCAGGGTTACATCTATGGCAATCGCAAGGATCATTTCTTTAAAGGATTAGCCTACAGCGTATCTATCCCGGAGTTAATTCAAGAAGGTTACTTGTCTAGGCTGTCTGCTTTTGCAGTTAATGAAAGCGCCATCATTGATGCTGGCAAGGTTAGCTTAAAGTTTAAAGGCGGAGACTTCCGGGAAAAAGAATTAGAAGACATAGCCATGGTAGATGAAACCATCATCGAAGTAATTAGTGATTGGATTGACAATGCATACACCAAAGGCAGAACTGCCACAGTGTTTTTCTGTGTGTCTGTACTTCACGCCAACAAGATGACCCAGTATCTGCAGCAACATGGAATTAATGCTGCATTAGTTACGGGTGAAACGCCCAGCTCAGAAAGAGATGAGATACTTTCAGACTTTGAATCCGGTAAAGTCCACGCCCTATGTAATGTTGGCGTCCTAACTGAAGGCTGGGACGCTCCGAGAACAGATTGTATAGCATTGCTAAGGCCAACACAAAGCGTTGGACTCTATGTGCAAATGTGTGGTCGAGGCATGAGATTGCATGAAGATAAAAACAATTGCTTGTTGCTTGACTACGGTGAGAACGTAGCTCGACATGGCTGTTTAGATGAGGTAGAGCCTGGCGAAAGTCTTCCCGGAAGATACAAGCCTAAGATTTGTGCAAGCTGTAATGCAATCAACTCACCTGCTGCTAAAGAATGCATTGAGTGTGGACAAGTATTTGAATCGACTCAATCCAAAACTTTATGGACCAAGAAAGAAAGGGATGTAGCAAGGCGCACGAAGGCCGAGAAGCAAGCTGTCTTATCGGATGAAAGGAAAGCATCGCCTCCTAAAGCCAAGCCCATCACGGACATCTTTGCGTCTGTGGTTAAATCTAAAAATGGAAGTGAATACTGTCAAGTAACCTTTACAGTTAAAGATGAGTTCTTTCCTAAGAAAATGCCATTGATGTTTGGGCATCCAACTGCACACAGCATGGCTGTGCGTAAATGGAAAAAGATTACTACCAAATGGGGATCACCAAGTCAACCATGGATGGCTGCTGAATTAATTAACAGCGGTGCGTTTGATACAATCTCTGAGATCATCGTGCAAAAGCAGGGAAAATACGAGAACGTGGTTGGCATTAAGACAAAACAAAATGAGGACATAACACTATGAAAGATATTAACCATTTGCTAGACGATGTTGAACTGCAACAAAAGAAGCGTCAAAGATTTTATTTAGGCATGAGTCAGATAGGTAATTCAAATCAACGATTGTTATGGATGCGTTGGCGCTGGCTTATGCCAGATGACATGGAGGCCAGGGTTCTAAGGTTATTAGACTTAGGCAACGTGGTTGAGGATGATCTAATCAAGAAGCTTAGAAAAATTCCCGGTGCTCAGATATTTGATCTTGCTTCTAATGGAAAGCAATTTGAGACAGAGGCACTAGGAGGCCACGTCAAAGGACACATCGATGGCGTAGGGCAAAACTTTCCGGGCATTGATACCAAAGATCCATTTTTGTTAGAGTTCAAGACAGCCAACGACAATCGCTTTAAAAACCTATTAAAGCTTGGCAGTTATTGTGAGTGGTCAGAAGAATATGCTGCTCAGTTACATTTATACATGGGCTTGTTTAAGTTTACTCAGTGCATTGCAATTGTTTATAACAAAAATAACTCAGACTTATATACTGAAATCATTCAGTATGATAGTAGTGCTTTTGATTCTTTGATAGAGAAAGCAAAAAATATTTTGCTAGCAGAGACACCGCCAGATAACTACATACCAGAGACAGACTACAGAATCAAAAGCTACATGACCCCTGGCCAACAAGCTTGTTATCTAGGCAGAGGTTTGATGCCAGAAATTCATTGTAGATCTTGTCGATTCGCTAAGGTTGATATTGAGAAGGGAGATGCACATTGGCATTGCAGCCAGCACGATAGAAAGATTAGCGAAGACAGACAAGCTAAAGGTTGTTCAAGGCATAACTTCATACCTGAGTTGATACCAGCCCATGCTATAGAGAAAGATGATGACATGGTCTTGTATGAAAAGGACAAGATTAGATTTGTTAACGTGGCTGAGAACTTTAATACGCCGGGCGAAAACTTTTTTTCCAGCAAAGAATTAATTGAAGTTGTGAACAGTGGGTTTCCAGAAGATATCTTAGAGACTTGCGAGAAAGTTAAGAAGTTATTTAATGGTGCATCTATTAAAGAGATTAGACCTTGGGTTGAAACCAGGCCATCAACCTAATGGAAATAAAATTACCTTTGGATATTTACTATTCAAAGAAAAAAAAATTTATTTTAAATCTTAACAACTACAGAAACGCACACTATAGAGTTTTATCTATGGCGAAGAGGATGTACTCAGAAGATCTTGTAGAAAGGATACAAGACTTACCTAAGTTTAATCAGCCAGTTAGATTGACATACACCTACTATGCTAGGAGCAACAGGAGACTTGACATAAGTAATCCATGTTCGGTCATAGATAAGTTTGCTTGTGATGCTTTGGTGAAAGCCGGGATCATACAAGACGATGACTTCAAGCAAGTAAAGGAAGTGGTCTATAAGTTTGGTGGTGTGGACAAAGACGATCCAAGGTGTGAGCTAGTGGTTGATATATTCTAGGGTGTGCCTAGTATTTTTTTCATCTCTTCTTCTCTTAATACATCTGCTGCTCTTCTTATTGGAGGAGCCACTGGTTGTTGGCCCGGATCTTGAAATTGTCCTTGAAGACCTTGCCCAGTTATACCTGATTGAGCAGAATATATTCCAGCAAGATCAACTGGTTGTGAAGATTTTCTTTCGCTTCCTTGTAAAGCAAAATTAAGAACATCTTGATTGATTTCGCTAGGAGAGAACATTCCAGCCATAACCATGTCTCTGTTAGCCACTTTTGCAATCTTTAATTGATTGTCAATCTCATACTCTCTAAGGCCCAAAGTTCTTGCGTCTTCAATGGCTGTGTAAAGAGTTCTTAAAGAATTATACCTAGCCTCGTTTGAGTTTATGTAGCCTTGAATAAATTCTTCTGACTCTCTTCTGTTGTTAGATCTTAATAATCTATTAAATTCATTGGTTGTTTCTCTAATAGCTCTTTTAGCTTCAGCTGCTTTGTAGTAAAGAGATCTATCAATCTGAGGTTTAACTACTTTAATACCAGAGAAAGCTGACACCATAGTTTCTGCAACATCAATGGGCTTTCCTCTTGGACTAATCAAATCTTTCTCTCCTGTAACCAAAGACGCAGCCGCTGTAACAAAATCTTTTGGAACTATTTGAGTTCCGTCAGCATCCATTTGAAATGTTATAGGTGTGATAGTTGGAGCAACAGCATTGAAAAAATGCATTAATCCTTTTGCAGTTTTATCCCCCAATGGATCTGATTCATTGTAAATAGTTTTTCCTGTTTCTGTTTTTCCAACTAAGGTTGCTTCATATAAAGCTTTTGCTCCCATGCTTGGAGACAAGAATGGGTTAACAAATTCCCCAATAGAATCAACAGTAGACTCATTGAGGATTTGCATCAAACTTGCTTCGTTTCTATTCCCATTAGCTACAGCATTGGTAATAGCTTTGACAGGCTTTTGTAAATAGTCATATGGATTGGTATAACTAAAGTTGTATAAGCCTGTAATATTTCCTTGCGCATCTGTGCCAGTAGGAATCATAGTCGATGTTTTTTCCCAAGGTGCAGCAAAAGATCTTTTGTATGCATCGAGTTGTTCTTTATCAGCGCCTGTCATGGCCAAAGCTGTAGCTGTTAGCCCGGCGGGAATGCCAACTGTTGTGGTTAATGCTCCAGCAATTCTTCTAGATCCTATTTTTTGTAACTCAGGATTACTACTTGCAAGCTCTTTGATTGCTCGCTCCAAAGTATTGACTGTGTTTCTTATAACTTCAGCTGGGAAGGCTGTAAAGTTACCAATCACTGGAATATATTTTAATTGCCTGACCATTTCAGGAACTCTAGAGTAAGTCGGTGTTACATTCAAAGCTATATCAGCGGTTTCTCCTTTAACAAACTTATCAAGAACATCATCTCCTGCTGCTTTTAACTTTCCTAAATTGATTACTGATCCAGTTTCATTAATCTCTATAAGTTTTTGAATGTCAGGATCAGCCATGTTTCTTCCAGCGCTTACCGGGAACATTGCATCATCTGAAGATTTAGCTATAGCATTAACAAGTTTAGACTGCTCGCCACTCCAATTGATTAGCCTGGCCGCGTTATCTGAACCAGTATAAAATCTTTCTGGAATTTCTTTTCCTTTCTTCATCACATCAAAAACTGAAGATGATTTTAATTTTTTAAGAATATCCATGTCATCTGTAGCGAAAGTTGCTACATCACTTAGTTCTTGCAGTTGAGTTCCTTTGCCAACCATTAATCCATATTCTCTTGCGTCTGTAATTTGTTTATTAAATTCTGTTTTTTTTCTTGGATCTAAAACGCCAGCAAAAGACATTTTAAAATTCTTTGCAAACTCTCCACTCGGCCCTAGGTTGCCATTCATTAGTGCCATGAATGGGACGCTGGTGTTGTTTCTTATTTGAGCAGTTGGACCTAGAATAGTTTTACCGTATTGAGCAAGTGCTTTTAATCCAAGCAAACCTTGATAAAGTTTTCTTAATGGCACTGGCATTTGACCAACAAAATCTGTTGTGGATCCAAGCACAGCTTTGCTAAAAACTTCTGGAGCATAGGTATCCATTAAAGCTCCAGCATCTTTTCCAAATTTTAAATACTTAACTCCATCAACATATGTCTCTTCTGGTAGTTGTACTTTATTATTTTTTCCAAGAGGTAATTCTGGTAATCCATCTTTACCTATAAAAATTTCATCAGCTGTTTTTAAAAACTGAGTGCTTCCTAGCTTGGCAGCATTATCATTTAAAGATCTTATTTCATCAAAAACTTTGGCTCTACCTGATAGACCACCAAGCTTAGACATTGTTGCAGCAGCAGCTACTGATTCATCTTGCAATGCTTTTTTCCAGTCATCTGCTTTTGTGTATTGAAAAGGAGTAACCTCACCCATGGCCTCTCTAACAGCTGGCAGATTTTTTAAATCTTTTCCTTGAAGCTGACCAAACTTAATTCCTTCTACCATTAATTCTGGAGTTTGATATGGAGTCTGAGATGATTTTGGATTTGTTAATAACTCAAAAGCATCTACTGCTTGTTGTTGAGTTTTAATTCCATCTACCTTATTTAAAATTTCTGTTACTGCCTTATCTTTTAAATCTTTTGGCACCACATAATTTGAATCAATAATAGATCTGTAAATGGTTGTTCCATATAAACCAACATTATCTCCGATAGAGTCCCTTAGTTCTTTTGGTATTAATAGTCTTGTTATTGTTGAGTTTGGATCACTGAAATCATAAATCAATTGTTGCTCTTGCTTAAATAAACCAGAATTACTTTCCATGATTTTAGATATTTGATTTCCATCTGCAATTCCAAGAGCTTCATAATCAATTTTATTTCCAGATCCTTCGAAGCTTTTAATTGTTTTCATTGCTTCTCTTTGATACTCAATCATCTTAGCTTTTTTTTCTGTTCCCACTAATGCAGGAAAATCTCTTTCAACTGCAAGCAACGGAGCTCTGTAAGCTGACATAGCTTTTGTTAAGTCAAAAGCATCTTGAGCATTCATCTTTCCGCCAATAGATACAGCATCTTCAATAGTTCTTCTAGCTTTATTCATACCATCTATAATTGATGTTTCAAGGCTAGATGCATATAACATTTTTGCTTGCATAGCATCAGCAATAGCTTTGTTATTTTTAGATGTTTGCTCGTACTTACCACCATATGTAAATTGTTTTGATAGCCAGTCTTTTAAACCCTTGTCTGCTTTTGTTGCTGCTGCAACTCCTTGAGATCCATCTCCAATTGTTGCCTTAGCTAAAGCTCCCATATATGGAGCTGCTAAATCTAACCCAGCGCCTACGCCTTTTACAGCCCCGGACACAGCAACTGGCGCAGCGTACATTACTGCTGCTGTCTCTCCAAAGACTTGAAGTCTTTCTAGCAATCTAGCTGTTGCAGCATCTCTGCCTTCTAAATTCTTTAATCTTTCCTCATCGCTTTCTTTGTCAAAGAACATGTCTGCAAATGTTTCAACATCGTCAGTTGTCACAGCTGCATCGATAGCTGCAAAACTTCCTAGCTGTTGTAGTTTTGTTAGTTTTGATAAAGCGCTTGCAACGCCAAGGCCAGGTATTCCAAATTGAGCAACCATTTGCGCAGTCTTTCCTGCTGCTCCTTCTACGTCTGGTTTAATTGCATCAAAGAATTCATTAACATCATCAGTAACATCTGTGTCAAACAGAAGATCGATTCCAGTGGTTGGTATGGTCGCAAGACCTTGAGGTATAGATACAACACCAGCAGCGATTCCTCGACCTATGTCTCCAATAACAGAATCAGAAGATGCTTTATAATTTTTTCTTTTAGCAATTGCTTTTTCAATTGTTTTTGGATCAGTATCTGCAACATTGTATCGTTGACCGTTTACTGTAACGATTGGCATGTTAACCCTCTTCTGGCGTCAATGTTTTTGCAAACTCAATAACTCCTGCTCGACCATCTTTTTCGTATATAGCAACCAGTTCAGCAGTTGTTACTGGGGTATTGTCAAGTTTAACCAATCTTTCTTTTGACTTAATAACTCTGTTAACAGATGGTTGAGCGCCAACTGTTTCTTGGGCTATAGCCATAAGAGAAGCTGCGACAGCATTGTAATCTTTTGGATCTATTGCGCCAGCACTAAATTTTCTATAAGCTTCTAACAATTCTGGTTTTTCACTTATTAATTGCATTAATTTAATCTGATCAGGAACTTCTCCCTCTTGTCTTGCTTGTTCTTTTAGAACACCGCCAGCGAAATCAGCAACACCACTTCTTTCAACAATACCTTCTGATGGTGTCATCATAGCTACAAAGCCAGCCATCATTTGTTTTGCAAACTCAGGATCTTTGCCAAGCTTATCAGTGTAGCTTCCGGGGAAAGATGCAACGTAATCTACAAAGGTAGGCTTATCTCTTCCAGCTTCTTGAGCACGAGCCATTGATCTTGAGTAATGAATATCTTTTAATGACTCTCCATCTAGTACATCCATATCTCCACCGCCATCAGCTATTACTGGGGGTGGTATTACAGGTGGTTTATCATCACTAAGCAAGGCGTTAAGACCAACTCCAGCTGCTGGTATTCCACCATAAATTGCTGCTCTTCCTATGTTTTCTTTTTTGCTAAAAACATCTTTTATTTTTTCGCCTGTTTTTGAGGCTTGTGAAGCTAAATAAGAAAGCTCTCTCGGAAGATATCTGTCTGGTCTTTCATAAGGAACTAAGTCTGTGCTTGTGGATGGTTTCTGAGCAGCAGCTTTAGCTTCAGCTTTGTCTGCTTTTTTCTTTCTTCTATTTTTTAATGTTTCTTTAGCTTTATCTTTAATAAAAGCAGCAATACCTTTTTTAAACCCAGGCACTGCTATACCACCATCAGCCATTCTCATTACGCCTGGTGGTTTAAAAGTATTAGTTCCAAAAAATTGAGGTCCTGTCATTGTCATTTCTGGAGTATCTTCAGGGGATGTACCCAAAGCCTCCATTAATGATGCTAGTCCTTTCATTTTATCAAATGGAGTTTTCTTATCTCCTATTTCTTTTGCAATATCTTCTGATGACATACCTGTTTCCATTGGTTTATCAGGGTCTA